CAGGATGTGAGTAATGATCCAGTATACGCTGAAATGTTAAGATGGAAAATGCACACTAAGACCGATGAGAAATGCTACACAGACTACAGCGTAAAGCAAGGTGAAGTACCAAAGATCAAAGCACGATGTGTTATTGAGGAAAACGATTTTGCAAAAGTAATAATGGGCCCAATAATACAACATATAGCATACCTACAAAAGAATATATTTGAATGGTATGGTAGCGGAATAAACTCGCAAACCAGAGCTGAAAAATTTCAGAGATGGACCGATAGCATCGTCGACTATGAAGTCCTTTGCATCGATGGAAGTGCTTTTGATTCTACCCAATATGCTGAGATCATGGATGTGCTCGATAAAAGACTAATTAGATTGATAGTAGATCAAAATTTAGGAGACATCGCTGGATGGGTAAATCCAGACCACATCTATGCCTACATCAACAATAACGTAAAGATTGTTGAAGCTAAGACCAAACTATGTTCAATGATATTTTCAATAGTTGGTACTGTAGGCTCAGGAGAAATGAACACAAGCAGAGGCAACACTACAAGAGCAGCAGCTTATACAATGTATACTGCATGGAAAGCTGGTCTTGAATATGAAATTGATTATTTCTTAGAAGCTTCTGGAGACGATACAATCATAGTTATGCGCAGATCTTGTGTTGACAGATTCATAGAGGCCATGTATAAATATACATACGTTAACGATCCAAAGTTTTGTGGAGTGTTTGGCCTTGGTCAAGTTGCTAAAATGTGCGAAAGATTTAGCAACATATATGATGCAGAGTATATCTCAGCCCATTTTATAGAAAATGATGATGGTAGTGTTAGAATGATAAGGAAAATGGACAGATTTTTCCAACTAACACCATGGACAGAAAATGGGACACACGGCTCACTTAAAGCCAGACAAGAATCCATGCTAGGTTATTTATATAGCGATTATAAAGATTTAGAAAGCTGGATGGGAGATATACATCTACTTAATTGTGTATACAATCTATGGGGCTTTATTCTAAGATATCATGGGTTTGATTCAAAGAAAGTACCTAAAGATTACAAATATAAAGTAGATAGATCTGATTGGAGAGAGGTAGGATGTAATGCAGGCTTTGAAACATACATGCTCGCCAGATACAATATCACACAAGAAGAAATATATGATTTCTGTGATAAAATCAGATATATGTATCAATATGACCAGATACGACATATAGTAATTGATAAATTGCAATACAAAGGGGATAAAGTAATGCAACCATTTACCATACTACATAAGAATGTCGTAGTACTCGGTGGAAATAAGAAGGGAAGAGGAAATGCAACCAAACACAACAACACCCGAGGAATGAATCTGAATTGGTGTACTTCATACGTTGACAACAACGGCTTCCATAGATATGATATCTAGGAAGTTAGCTAAACCCGCATAGGCGGGAGAAACAAAC